GCCAATCTTCTTGCCTTCAAACTTCTTCTTGATGAACTGACCTTTACTTAAATCCATCACCATTGAGTTACCACTCTCAAACTTTATAGTCCCGGAGTATATCTGATGTAGCTTAGACATCAGTTTCACTGCGGTGTCGGCAAGTATCACTTCCTCATTTCCTTCCACCACTAAGTCTTTCTTGAGTCTATTGGCTAGGTTATAAGTCTCTCTACTCATAGCACAATGCAATACTGTCTCCTTGGTCTGAACTTTAAACCCTGCCTCCTTCTGACTATAACTAATCATATAGGGTTGCATCACATCTAATATCTTTGTGCTTCCTCTAGAGTAATCATTGATCATGTGGCTACCTATCTTCCTTTGAAAGACATTAACAAACTCAGAGGCAAACTTATAAAAGTTCTTGTGGTGACTGAATGGATTCGTTCTTATGCTATACACCTGATGATACATCTGAGAGAAACTCTCAGGAGTAGGCGTACCTGACAAGAGGATAACTTTGGAGTTGCAATCTCTTACAATGTCTCTTACTTGCTTCGCTCTTTTGCTAGGCTTAGGGAATGCTCCCATCGTATGGGCCTCATCACATATCACCATATCCCAAGTCAAATCAGGTAGTTTATGTAGACTCTCATAGTTGATGACATACAAAGGGAATCTAGGATTGAGGCTGTCATAATCTTCAATGATACTTTGCATCGCCTTCTTCTTGGTGATAAACAAAGCATTAACTGCTCCAACCTTATCCACTATGCCAAGGCTCGTGAGCGTCTTACCTGTCCGCACCTCCATCGCTAGGTATAGGAAGCCATAGTTTCTCATGACCTCCGTCCCCTTGGCTATGATGTCAGTTTGATAGTCTCTAAACTGAATCATCTTCTTTGTTTGAGTTTAGTTCATTTACAATTGAATCAACACCCTCAATGGGGTCTACCTTCCTGCTCTTGATAAGCATTACCGTTTCATTGATTGCCTCTCTGTCTCCAATGACATAGCCGAGCTTCAGTAAAAGCTGTATCGCTTCTTGCTCTTTCTTCTTTAGTTCTCTGTAGTGTTCGAAAATTTGATTATCCATATTATTTATTTTATTTGTTTTGATTTACTTGATTGCTTTATATATCCGTATCCGGAATCTAAAGATGTTTAATCTGAATATTGTTCTATATACTGTCATTGTCCCAGTTTAAATCTAACTCAGTCTGAGATCTAGCGGACAAGTCATTAATACCACACATACCATTGCAGTCAAACAGAGGCTCGACATTTCTCTCAGGCATATCATCTAAGCATTTGTTGTTAGGATACAATGGATGCTTCTTTAAGAAAACTAAATGAGCTTTCTTATCAGTCTTCATCTTTTCCTTTGCTTCATTTGACTGATCCTTTAGCATCGTAACAGGACTACCTCTTAACTCAGTAAGCTCATGCTCTAAGTCAGACATCACATCGAACTTTTCGGGAAAGTTCTTACGCATCTTCTGCCAATAACCTATGCCTCCTTGAACACACCCTGTTGAAAAGCAATTGTTGTTTTTAAAACCTAGCTTATACATCTCAGGTATCTCAATGTCTGCTTCCTGAACGATGTCAATACACTTCTGTTTGTCATATCCAAGTAGAAGCAATGGGTATATAGGCTTTGCTCTATCATAATAGTTCTTGGTCATAGACAAGGCACGAGCAAACTCCTTCTTGTCGAACTCAAATCCAAACACTTGATGTTGAAAGTCATTCTTCTTCTCCCACTTCTGTCTAACCAACCTCTTTAAATGTGTAGAACATATTGCTCCAGTCGCTGTGTTAAGAGACTTGAACTTTCTCCATACGTCAAATATGTTTCCATACTTTTCCCCTATCCCTGAGATAGTTTCAATAGACAATCCATACCACTGCTCACAGTCCTCTTTGAATCTATAGGTGTCGGGATGTTCATTCTTAGTATCAATCATAATCACCCTACAATTATCAACACCATACATATCAATAGCAATCTTACACGCTACTGCTGATGTTATACCACCACTCCACCAACCTATTATTTTCTCCATATTTTAAAATTCAAAGTCGTTATTGTCTATGGTAGGACTCGCCTTCTTTTTCCTAATCTTTATCCATCTACCACTCATATCACGACCCTCTTCTGGTGCGAGCTTGGTGTGGTACATACAGTAAGCGTGAAGCCATTTGTAGAACTTGGTTCGGCTCACAGTCATCTTTGCCTTGGGAGCAAAGTCAGGATTGTCTTGAATGAAATCAAAGTATAAGTCCTGCTTCAATGTCCTTGTTCCTAATGAGAAGTTTTTAAACACCTCGTTAGGCTCATTGCCATCCACCAATCCACACCACTCTATAAACTCGTGACAAGTCTCGGCAGACAACTTACGGATGCTAAGGTTTACGAAGGTAGACTTTATTAATCCAGTGTCTAGGTATCTGCTCAGGCATCGGATCATGTAGTTATCAAACTGACACCACTCATTGTCATCCCACTCCCCGAACATTAACTTACCAAACTCATCCATCGGAGTGTAGTCCTTGGTGTAGTATTGATTCAGTTCTAGTTCCCACTTACGTCTCTCGAAACTATTCCCAGCACCCTTGATGGCGTAGTTGGTTGTGATTGTAATCTTAGGAGACTTACTGAATGGTATCTTGATAGCGTCCTTATTCTTCTTCTCAAGCGTTAATCCTTCGGTGACCACACTAAACAACCTCTCGAAGTCAAAGTGCTTTCTAACGTCATCAAAACATAGTATCTGAGTGTCTGCACTAACCAATTGATATGCAAAGCTACGCTCAAAGTTAAATGACTTACCATCTATGACCACCAACTTCTTCAGTTGAGAGAGTGCATTCATAAACAATCCCTTACCTGTACCTCCTTCGGGGTGATCACTAATCACCTCATCATTAAGAATTACAGCCGGGCAATATCCTAAATCTTTATATGCGTGCATAAGAAATCCTATCGTAGATTCCATCGACCTAGCTCTCTCCTCATCCGATCCGCATATGTTGTACACAAACTTTTGAAAGTCGCACTTGACAATGTCACATATACTAAACACCCTATCAATCACATGGTCTTTCCAAACATACCCACCTAAGTCGAGGTAGTCAATCATCTCCACCCCAACCTTGGTAACCTTCACAGCTGCATTGCGATAGTAAAGATAAGCAGCACTCTTGGTGTCCTCGATAAAGAACACATCAATGCTACCTAGTAATGTCAAGAACTCCTCTCGAAAGTATCTAGTATTATCGGCAAAGTAATTGTACACCTGAGCATCATCCAATTCCAATAGGTATTCCAGTATAAAATCTTTGATGTCCTTCTCAGATGTATGATCGATGAGGTTGTTAGTAACCTTCACGAACACATAGTTCTTACTACCCTCTGGGTTGTATTTGTAGAAGCCATTGTCCTCAAGGAACTTCTTAAAAGATATATGAATGATTTTTATTACACCCCGGTCAGACTTTGTCCAGAACTTTTGATCCGATGTCTCTTCTTCAAGCCTGCCAATGACAGCCTCGGCTACACCATCATCAACCGAAGAGTCTAGAAGTTGATGACGGATTTCTTTTTTTGATACACCCCTCCTCATCTGAGACTTGACAGTATTTATCTTGTCCTCATCCTCATAGTACTTTGTTCCAAACGCTTGGGTGTTTGTGTACGCAGAATCAATCGTCCTTTTAATTTCTGCTGAATTAAAATCCCTTGTGGCGTAGTTCGCTAACACATACTCAGTCAAGCTCTTGTTAACACCGAACTCATTCATAGCCATAGCCAATACATATACATTGTGATTGCGTTGGCCCTCCACCATTGGATACTTTTTCTCCCACCACTTCACCAAAATGTCTACAATCTTATTCTCATCTGTGATTGGAATGGTTGCTCGGTCTTTAAACTTTACTACTTCTTTGAAGTTGTCATCCTTAATCTCTGTCCATACACTTGATTGAGGATTGATATAAATTAAAGGATCATAACTCTCGTAACAAACTCGACTCACATTCTTGCTTGTCTTGTCAAAGTGTTCAGAGTTAAAGTGTTCGTCCAGGGCATTGAAATAATTTTTGTGGTTGTCTCCATCATCAGGAATCTTTACCAAGACCTTGAGACCTTTCCCAGATGGTGATATAAATATGGAGTACACATAGTTGTCCTTGCTATAAAGCTCTTTCACCTCAAGCAAATCCTTCTGCTTTTTGTAGCCATCAAAATCTAAGCATATCAATCCACTATGCTTCATCAATGAGGAGTCGGTTCTCTTGTTAAACTTTCCAGAGAAACATATTGCTGGGAGCTGTTGCTTTAGTTCATTGATTACAATCTTATCCTTCTCCTTTCTAATCCTCTTAATTAATTCCTTAGACGATCCCTCTTTGATTCTTTCTAAGATAAATTCTACATTCCTAAAGAATGGTTGCTCAGTAGTTTTGATGTCTCTGAATATAGTTATGTCGTTTTCTGTCATTTTAATGCTAATTAAATGTCAATTATATTTATTTAACTTATTGATTATCAATACTTATGTCGATTATGTCAATTTTATAGTCAGTTTCTAATAAAAAAAATAGATTATAAAAGTATAATTTATATATAGTAATGACGAATGTTTTTTTCTGGCATAAATAAAAGGAAGGGGATGCCAACACCCCTCCCTTGTACATCCTAATAATCTAGAATGGTAACTCATCATCGTCCACATCAACCGTAGCTTGCTGCTCTTGCTTCGGCTCAGGCTTCGGCTTCGGCTCTGACTTTGCCTCTGGATTGTAAGTATCGATACTTACATGATGGGTTTTACCATACTGATCCGCACCACCTTTCTTTTCACCAACGTTTAACTTGATGTACTTCTTACCGTTGTACTCAAAGATGTGTTCTTGTGGTATGTCTGTCAGACATAAACTTACTGATACCAAGTTAGGAAAAACTTGCTTACCATTTCCTACGAAAATTTTATCTTCCGCCATAAATTATAATTTAAAAAGTTGCCTCTGAAAAAAGAAGCCTACACCCTGGACAGAGGACAACCCAAGGAGCAGGCTATGATTATACCTTAAACTTAAAGCGATAAGATGACGTACTATACTTACCCTTGTATTTTGTGGACACAGTAAACGTGCCACCGGTAGAAATAGTATCCATAAATATCTTGTACTCAGAGTCTGAGAATAATATCATCCCCTGGTCGTAAAAGAACCCAAGCAATGCAACCACCTCTCCATCAGGACATTTAATTCTTACCTCGTTATATGCACTTTCCATCCATCTCTCCTTGGTGTCTCCACCATAAGGGTAGATTGTGATTCCAACCATACCTTGACCCTCTTCCAAAAAGAAAATACACTCGGCATTGGTGCTTGCAGAGTTACTGAAAACCCCTGTCGCTTGAATGTAGTTATACTTCGTTCCAGTCTTATCACCGAACTCATCAACATACTCGCCTTGCTTCCATTGAGCATAGCTCATTCCTGTCATTGCTAATGCAATGGTTAAAAATAATTGTTTCATAAATTTAAATTAATTCTTGATGAATAATAAAATGTTCAGGGTCATGAGTGGGATTTTCCCCCCAAAATTTTTCGTACTGATCTAAGGCGGTCATCACCTTTTCCCTTCCTCCCTGAATGAAGGTGTCAGTTGGTGGAAATATTCCAAGATTATGCGTCTGCTTGTCAACCACATAGAACACCAATGGCTTACCAAATATTTGTTGGTAGATGTAGCATTGGCTATCGTAGTTGTATCGCTTGGCGGATCGTGGAAAGTTTTGAATGTCACTCGTGGTCTTCAAATCGATGATGAAATTATCGGTGATGATATCTGCTTTACCCTTCCACCATACACCTCTGATTTTTTCTACTCCTGGAACTTCGTAAGAGTTACCCGGTTCATATATGTCATCAAAGAATCTGATGTTAGACTTCATTGCCGACACCCATTCCATACATTCTTCTCGCTCCTTGGATAGTAATAACATCTCCTCAGAACTCTGCTCTACCGCCTCCTTGTATAGCTTTGTGTTGCGACTTGCAACATCAAGCACCTCATAGAGTCCAGTCTTGTTTGGCTCAAGCATAGCTGTGTGAAAATATCTGCCCAACAACATCGCCTTGGTCTGCTCAGTTGGCTTACCAAAATCCTTTGGGTTGTTCAACAACACATCAACATTGGAGTTGGATAAAAACTTACTGCCATACTCTCCATAGTATTGGTCATCATTCTTCAGAACCTCCTTGACCTCTAGAAGCTCTTGCTCTGTGAACTGCATCATTTCTGTATGCTTTTATAGTAAGAACTTATTTCCTTCTTGGCCTTCGCACTAATAGTATACTTCTGACCCAGGAGTTTAGTTATTTGAGCAAGTTTCTTGTTGCTATTGTTTGCAATGTAAGCCAACACTCTCTCCATGTTTTCAGTCCCAACCTCAAGAGTAATCAATTTCTTTTCCTCCTCTTTAGGTACTTCAATAGACAAGTCTTCACCTGTCCACAACGACAACCCTATACCATGCATCGCAATGGCTTTTGCTGTAGATCGTTGGATGGTCTTGTTCACATCGAACATTGTTACCTTGTCAACTGCAATAGCGTTGTTGCGAAAGTCCATGATAGGCAGGTAGTCAATATGCTCTACACCATTTGCCACCACACCGACCTTCACATAACAAGTGCGACCATCAGTAAAATAATTCAACCCAGTATGCTCATGCTCATACACCTTTCTTTGTGCATCTGCACAATGGGTTTTTAATAAATCCCACGCAGAGGCCCAACTTATATAGGACTGTACGCCTTTCTTCTCTAAGAAGCCTTTTATGTCAACGCTTTTTAGCGTCTCATAGGTAGACTTTACCTTTGTTTTTGTATTTGACATTTGATTATAATTTACTTATTTGTTTGACAACCTTTAAGTAGTTGTGCATTATGCGTTGACGAGATGTTCTTAAACTTTTAAGGTGCTTATCATTTCGCCTTGTATTTACCTCGTCCCTTATGTTGTCTGATATTTTAGACAACTTATGATGATATGAATCTAATACTAACAGCAACACACCCTTGCGCCATCCATGTTTACATATTTCATCATATTCATCCTTTCTCAGTTCCTTGTAAACTTCTCCTTTAGGTTTGTATATATGGATTTTATGTTTGCTATCTGATTCAATCTTGAAACCCTTGTAAACCAGGCACTCAGTATTGTTGTATGCATCCACCATGTGGAAGGCATCGTGTTGACCGAAGGCATCGTCCCAGATTTCGTCTAGTCTACACATGAAGCAATGTGTTTAGCAACAGTTCTAATATCGCCATCGCTTCTCATTTTCTTCAGCATTGTAGCATGATGATGGATGATCGTAGAATGTGGTGTTGGCAACCCCATTTCTTCCATGAAATTCTCAATGTGCTTGATCCGAATTTTTCTTTTTACGCACAAGTAAAATAGCATTTGTCGTGCATCTACTATTCTCCTTTCTTTTGTTTTAGAAAACATTTCTTCCTTAGATATTCCATGAGTCTTACATACTTGAGACACATAATCTTTGAAGGCCTTACCTTCTTGTAGATAAATCATATTACTTTATTTAATTAAATTTTTAGAGAGCATGAGGGGAATCGAACCCCCCTGTACCTCGCAGACTATTAAACTAGAAAACAAATTGAAACCTGCAAATGCTCTTTAACCTATTATGAACGATTAAAATTACACATTTTATATCATGTGTACAAATCTTTTGTTTAATATTATAGGTGTGACTCAGATAATTCCCAGAGCATTTTGTTTATTCTCAGATTCTCATCGATGGATGTTACCTTTCGGGATTTGTTGTAGATAATTTTATCCCCATCTTTTCTACTGGTATTTAATCCTCCATTGATTAACTTCTCCTGTACCCTGTTAAAGACAGTCCATAGATCGTTTCCTTTGTCGGCTGACCTATTTACTTTTAAAAGTTGTTCAATGTCTACAGTACGACCATCATTCCATCTTTTGTTTACGGCCTGTACACCAAACTTAACTCTTTCTTCAGGAGACATTTCAACAGACATCATTTCTTTTACTTTGTCAAACAAGCTGGGTATGTTGGATGTGATTTTGTCTACTGTTTCTATGATGTCAGTCTCCTGTAATCCCTTGTGAATGATTGTATGTTTGCCGAAGGTTTTGTCTGCTATTACAAGCCCATTGGAACACACCAAACGAAAGAGTCCAATGTGAAATTTAAACGCTGACCGGCCATCGTGTGAATTAGTTACCACGATCTCCGGGCAAGTGTCGCTAGACATTTCTGTATTTGAAAACATTTTGTTTGGGTTTCGAAATCTCAGGATGTGTTTTTTGAACGGAGCTGTATGCTCATTTCCTTTTCTGTTTCGTACCTGGATTGCATGTGTAGGCATCCAGTTTCTTTTCTTTAAAATGTCTACCACAGATGCAGTTGATATGTGGTTGTAGACTTTTGATAAGTGTTCTGACTGTTCATTAGTGAACACTGAAGGACATTCCTCCATGATTTGATTTGATTGTAAATAATCCATTTTAATTGATTTGTGAGGATGTGTTTTCTTTTCCTCTGGTTTGTTTTCTTTGCACCCACTTTGAGTACATTTTACTTGCTATCGCTCTTCTTTGTGGTTTGAACGGATAGTCTCTCTTGATGATAGCCATAGCTATCCTTACAAAGTTTTCTCTCTCTGTCATTGGTTTAATTTTAATTCAAGTTGAATAAGTATTTCTCTTTTGTTCTCCAGATTCTTACCATGCGAATCGCCATTCTCGTCATATGTCGGCTGAATGTTGCTAGGCATTAAGTAATTGTCTCTGGTTGTAGTGCGTGTAATCTCATCGTTAAAGCCATTGAAGGAGACATTACGCTCTCTGGTATGTCTCTGGACTTCAATGTCCGCACTATATTGATAGCCATGCACCCAAAAGAGTACATGGCCATCGTGTAATTCATCATCGTAGAAGATAGCTGTCATGATTACTTTAGATTAATGGAGTAATGATTGTGGCCTATCTCCAGTACATCATCTTCAGACATATTGTATATGTCCCAATTGAATTCAGAGTCTTGCTTTGCAATCTCCTTTATCTTTGCAATGGCTTCGCTTCTGGAGTACTCAAATGTACCCTCAGCATGACCAGAGTCAATGTATGTCTCTGGTTCAATGCCTCTGTCTTTGCGCCACTTCGCAAACTCTTTGTCTGTCATCACTTCATATCCCAGCCACCCTTCAGCATTTTCAACACCCTTCATGTAGGCATCCAGCTCCGCTTGAGAATTAAAAGACTGATGATCTAATTCAGCATCATCCTCTGGAGACGATCCCCAGAGAATTTTGACATCAAAGGTTTCATCAACAGTTTCTGTGACTGTCATCCCTTGTTTCTTGGCCTCTGCTTCCAGCATAGGTAAGCATTGGTTATACAATTCTTCGGTCTCAAATGTAGCGACCAATTCAGCATGTAAATAGCTTTCAAAATATACTCGTACCATATCTTATAATTTAATTTTGATTTCACAAATGTCTCCATCAGCATCCCTTCGGCCTTTCACTTCGTATACGCCATCGCCATACTTCGTTCCAAAAACAACACCTAAACCGTATCCTAACTGAAATCTTTTGTTTAGATGCGTATGACATGCACCACCGAAATTAAAGTCTCCAATTTCATAATCTGATTCAAAAAATTCTTCCCATCCCTTTTCATTTCGCAATTCATTCATGCACTTACCATTAAACTCATCTAATGGTGTAGACCAAGTAATTGTCTTACCATCAATCTTATCGAAGCATCCTAACTTACGACCATCAGATATTCTTACAATACCTTTTCTAAAACTATAGTTGTTGTTAAATTCAACCGTCTTCAACATCTCTGAAGCCATTGTGTCGGCATCAATTTTACCCTCTTTAAAGTCTCGTAGTAACTTGTGGATGTCTAGCATTCCGCTAAAGTGTTTTGCGTAACATGGGTCAATTACCATCAATGCCCCAGAGTCTACTCCGCATTCGCCAATGCGCTCAAATTTTCGTGTGTTCATAATAAATTATATTAAAGTGTTATACCACCAAAAGCCGACCACTATTTCAAGGTCAGCTATTGTGGGAATTATATAATTAGTTTAATTTCCGTTCACTAAAGTATACATTCTTTTTCTATTCGGCAAATCTAGATCGTTGTTACCATTTTTTTGCTTGTGAATATGCTTTGTCAAAGTTTCTATCCATCCCTTCAGTTAGGGGTGCTTGAAACCTTCCTTGCATATAATTTTCATTCGTCTTGTAAAAGTTTCCTTTTAGCTTCATAAGGATTTTTTTGTCCTTGATAAAGTATGTTGCGTTTTTGCTTTTATAAATTCCGTTCTGCATTTCTATTTTTTTATTATCATATTAACAAAAGGGTTACCATAATCTTGAATAAACTTTCTAATGGGGATGTATATAGCACAACCATTACCCAAAACTTCAACAGTATTTTTATCTACACTTACTACTCTATATCTTTTCATCTCTATTGGTTTTTATTGTATTTCTTTATAAATTTTACTACCGCTAAATATAGCATCTCTCTCGTTGTACTTCCATGCTCATTGCTTACAAAAATACGGTCGTAATTCTCATAGTATATTGTAACTTTGCTTGGATGTATGTTTACGCTATATACAAACTCATCATCATCATCTAAAATGTTATTTATCTTCTCCACAACGGGCATCAACCAATCCCATGACTCGTGAAACTTTAACTCCATAATATCTCCATTGTCTAATTGTAAATTAGACAGGTGTAGATTGGGTGGTATGGTAGTTAGGCTTTTAATATCCCACCTCATAAATTCTGCTATCATTTTATTGTTTTCTTGATTGCTCATTTTACTTTTAGTTTAATTGAGATAACTTTATCTCGTTAATAAATTTCTTTGCTTCTCCAGATGTTTTAAATGCATGTACTGAAATTGGTCTATGGATGCTAATCACATGCACTATCCAGAGTAATCCATAATCTTGAAATAATTCAAATTCGCTCATAATAATTAATTAAAGTTATGCAAAGCAATATGCCTTGCACCCGAAAACCCCAAGCGTAATTAAACTACTTGGGGTGTTGTAATTGGATGTGAATCCTACATCAGATAGTTAACGATAATGTATCCAGATGCACCACATAAAATCCCACATGATGATGACAATAATACCAGTCTTGAAATCTTAATTCTCACGATCTAAAATTTATGATATGATTATTATACCTTCACTTTCCTCTGTTATAAAATACCAGTTTAGGTCAGAGTATTCATGGTCATTTAATCCTTTAACTAGGCATCTTAACAATGATTCGTAATCATGTGATTCTTTATAACCGAATGCTAGTTTTTTAACTTCCTCATAACTTGTATGAAATTTGTCGAAATCAGATTCATTTGAATCAATTACATACATGCGATATGTTTCCTTGTTTAACTTGGTTAGAACGGTATTGAATCTGGTAATGCTTTTCAGAGATAATAAATCCATCAGAGGGCGATAGGATTCGTTCCAATTAGATTCTAATTCATCTCTTAAAGCAATAAATTCATGCTTGGTCATCTCGCTGATTTTTGCTCTCAGCTCTGCTTCTGTTGGAATGTTCATGTCTCTGGTTTTATCTGGTTATAAATAATAATTGTTCTTGTCTCTTAGCATATCTTCCAGATGGTGGTCTGGATGCTAACATTCTGCGCTTTGCTTCCTTCAAAATACGCAGGTGCTGAATGGATTTTGGCCCATCGTAATCGAATGCTTTTGTTCTTAATCTGTTAACTAGTTTTTGGTAATTCATAACGTTTTATTTTTGGTTAAGACATCCCCGATTCACATCGGTAATGTTTCGGATAATGAATCCATCTTCAGTTAACCTATATAAACCAATCGTCTGGAATCTCCATGTCTGATGGTGCAAGATATAATCCTTCGTTTTCTAATACCTTGTAAATCTTACCATCCAAAATAAATTCCTCTGTGCATAATCCTTCTGCCCAGATATCAAAATAATGCTCGTCTTTATATGGATTTCCATCTATTAATGATTCATAACTAACGATGTTTGTCTGTCTTACCAGATGTGGTAAATACATCTTTGCAAATATCACATAGGAATATACACCATGATGTGAATCTACAACATGCAATAATTCGTCTTGATTAAATTTTCTGATTGTCATAACATTTTATTTTTGGTTAAGATACCCACGATTCACATCGGTAGTATTTCGGATATTGAATCCATCTTCAGTTAACCTTCCTTGATTTTACTTGTTAGTTTTTGAAATTCATCCCATTCCGCAGTGTTTTCAATTTCAACGAATGGATTATTACCGATTAACTTTTTGTGCAATTTAAGGTATCTTAAACCTTCTTTTTGCGTTATTTTATTCTCTCTAATTGCTTTAAGTATTCTGTTCATTTCTCTGTGGTTTATTTTGATATTGTTTCTATTTCTGTACCATCTTCTAGGTAATACCAATCGTCTTCGATTTCATCCCATTCAGTATAGTATACATAATCTGCATAGTAACCTATGGTAAGCAAATCATCATCGCTATCCTCATTCTTATCTGCTCGTTGAATTGCAGATTCTAGTTTTGTGAAATCGTCATCGTCTTGGACGTTATCTAATTCATCTAATTCACATCCAATATTTCGAATGGCTTCCAGAATATGTTCGCGGTCTTTTCTGCATTCTGCATGGGTTAATTCTAGAGTAGATGTGTAATGTATACCATCTCCCCAAACCCATCCTTCATTCATCCCCTTTCCAGAGACGGTACACTTTCGTGCGTATTTCATTGGTTCTTTCATAATATGTGTTTTTTTTAACCAGAAAAACCCGCATTTATTTCAGTGCGGGCCTCTGGAGAAAATTATCTGGTTTAACAAAATATATAATGCAATTCCTCGTATCCTTTCAAAAGTTTACGACATGCTTTTACTTGATTGTTTAGGTGTTCTAATTCGATTTCATTATAACCTTCTGCGATATATCCCTGTATATCATAGTACATTCCATCGTACAAATTCTTATTGTGTTTTAACAATGAATCTGCTAAACAATTATACTCACTTAATAGGTCATTAAATTTTTTCTTTTTTAACCATTCTTTACGCTTGTTAATGGCTTCTTTGCATAGGTCTATGCTCCATGTTGTTTCTGGTTCGTGTTTCATGTTACTGGTTTTTTTTGTTTTTCGTTCATATCTGGTACAAATATAGTATAATTCTGGATATAAACAAACATATACTCTCCAGTATAATTCATACACCAGCATAAAATCATGCGCAAAGCCAGTAATAACCAGCGTTGTAGAATCAAATGAAATAATTTCAAATTGTACCATAATTGTTAAAGGTGTCCAGAGGACTCTGCTGGGGTTACCAGATGTCTCTGCATCTGCGCTGGAAGGGAAACCTTCCCCTAGAAACCATACATCTACGGGGTGCATGTGTACCAGATGTTCTCCAGTATAACCAGATGTTCTCCAGATGCGAAATTCTACCCGGAAATTGCAAATTCTGAACACAATTCTACCCGGGACAAATCATCTGTAATAGGGATCGCGGACAGCTGTCGAATTTTAGGGATCGCAGACCGATGCCTGAAGAATCGCGTATGTCAATAGGGACGGGGTATGCGGGAGGGCAGGGCCATGTGGGGAAGAGGGCCAGCAGAGGGGAAGCAGAGGGCCAGCAGAGGGGCAGAGCATCCAGAGAGCAGTGAGCAGTATACTATCCGTTACGCGCCATAGAAAAAACGGCAAAAAATCCGATGTGCGCCACCGAAAACATCACCCCCCCATCGAGCGCAAAGCCACTTCCCGAGCGCGGCCCGCGCGCGTACAACCTATAATAACCCAATCACTCATAGCATCTAAAAAAAATTTTTAACTTTGTATTATGTCAGTATGGGAGTTAGAGGTACAGAGTAGATTTCGTATAGGCCCTGCTGTCGGGTTCAGTATTTACTTGTCGGATACTGAGTATGATTACTCAGAGTTTATACTGTTCTTATTATTTATAAGTATCCATTTTAAATGGGAAGAACCATGGACGGATTAAAAGTAAAGAACGGTAGATTAATTAATGATCGCCCTGAACCTGTGATAGGTTTGTATGAGATGGCTCGTGCTAAGAAGGCGCGTAAGAGAGCTGATAAGGTTGCAATGATAGCTGAGGGTAATGCTGTTGGTGAAGCGATTGAAATGATGCGCTCATCTATGCCGAAAAGGAAGTAGAATTTACATTGATTATAATTTGAGGGAGGTTTGTCCTCCCTTTTTTTGTGTTTAGTATTTTATATTTTTTCTATTACTATATACTATTATGTTGATTTTCGACATAACTATGTTAATAATATGTCAATAATATATACTTAACTAATTGATAATCAAAGCCATGACAAAAATGTCGATTTTAAACCTATTATAAAGAAATAAATTTACACTAAATAATAGTAATATATATATATATAATAGAGAGATAATTTTCGACATTCGACATAAAGTAAATTAACTTTCAATCCTATTCATTTTTTCTTACCTTTGACCAAATCAAATCCAATACATATGAATCCATCAGGTTACAATCCTAAAGACCTAATCTTCGATGACGTTGCCAGGGGCAAGTTGATAGCGGGGATAGAGAAAATCGCAAAAGCAGTAAAGAGTACACTCGGCCCTATGGGTCAGACTGTATTAGTTGAATCACCGGAGCATACCCATTCGGTTACAGTTACCAAGGACGGTGTGACTGTTGCCAAGAGTATTGACCTCTTAGATCCTGTCGAGAACCTTGCGGTTAGAATAATGAAGGATGCCGCGAAGAGTACAGCGAGTAGTGCTGGTGATGGCACGACCACAGCAATTGTGTTGGCAGAAGCGATAGCTACCCTTGGTCTAAATGAGGAGAGTCTTCGAGACTATGACAAGACTGAGGTGATACGTCACATTCAAAAGTGGACAGACGCTACCATCAAGCGATTAACTACAATGAGTAAAAAGTTAACAAAGTCTAAGATGCGAGACGTTGCTACAATCTCTGCGAACAATGACAAGGAGATAGGTGAATTGATAACTGACGCATATACTCAGGTTGGTGTTGATGGGATAGTTACTGTTGAGAAGTCAATGACTGAGGAGACATACTCTGAGGTTACCCATGGTATCAAGATAGACCGGGGGTATAGTTCAAACCTATTCGTCAACAATCAAAAGAAGGACGAGTGCATCATGGAGAATGTATATGTGATGATGACCGATCATCCCATTGAGAACATACTACAGATTGAAGGTATACTGAAACCAATCGTTGAGAACCGAGCTGCATTACTAATCATTGGAAACTGCTCTCAGGGTGTCACCAATACCTTGGCTGCAAATGTGGTGAAGAACGGATTGAAATTTTGTAGCGTGATGCCACCACAGTTTGGGTACAAATCTCATGAGCTGATGAGCGACATGGCGGTGGCACTAGGTGGGAAATATTTCCAGGAGGGTATGGGTGATGACCTCAGCCTTATGACCATCGATGACCTTGGTGTAGCATCAAAGGTGATAGTGGGTACAGACTCAACTGTCATCATCCGGGAATCTGAGAAGGACGATGCGGTGATAGATAGAGTAAAAGAGTTGGAGGTGCAATACACCAACACCACTACTCCCAACGAGAAGAAATTTATCAAGGAGCGTATTGCCTGTTTGAATGGTGGGATAGGTGTGATATATGTTGGGGGTAACTCTGACGTAGAGCAAAAAGAAAAATTTGACCGCATCGATGATGCGGTGTGTGCTGTTAGATCAGCACAAGAAGAGGGGATTGTTGCCGGGGGAGGCTTGGCACTATTTGAGTGTTCCGAACATTTAGCTTCAGCACTTCCTACATTCTCAGGAGCAGAGTCTCAGGCGATGGAGATATTAATGGAGGCGTATCAAGCACCCTTACGTCAGATATTAGAGAACGCTGGCAAAGACCCCAACGAGGTGATAAGCTATATCATCTACAAAGACTCCAACACAGGATACAATTTAAAGACTGGTGAGTATGGCGATATGTTCAAGATGGGCGTTGTCGATCCATTGAAGGTTACAAAGAACGCATTAAAAAATGCGGTGAGTGTTGCCACCACAATCCTAAGTACTAATGCCATTGTGACGATGGCCCGATCATACGAGACGAAATGAGTGAGGCAATGATAATTGCATTGATGGAGAAGTATCCCAACGATGCAGACCTAGGCAAGGAGATACGAAAGATAGCAATCAAACTTAAAAAAATAAAATGAGCAAAGTACTTGAAGGAATAATAGAGCATTATGCGGAAGAGACATTTTTAAAGGCTGACGGGTTTGACGATGCTGTGATTGGTGTTGAAGAGCCTTCACTACGACTAATATATTCGGTAGGCAAATGCATAGAGATTCTTATTACTGAGGAGGACATGGAACTGGAGGATGCCCTTGAGCATTTTAGTTACAATGTGTCTGGCGCATATGTTGGAGAGAAGACTCCAATCTGGTCACAAGATATGTTCTTATTATAAATGAGTAGTCTGTACATTGTTCCTATAAAGCAAAGAGAAGCTAAAGATTTTATAAACAAAAATCACCGCCATCATAAAGCACCTGTTGGAAGCATATTTCAAATTGCAGTTGCTAAAGATAAAAACATTGTTGGTGTAGCTATGGTTGGAAGACCTGTCTCTAGAAATCTAGACAACGGTTGGACGTTAGAAGTAAATAGACTTTGTACTGATGGAACAAGAAATGCATGTTCAATGTTGTACAGTGCTAGCTGGAGAGTTGCAAAAAACTTAGGATACAAAAAACTAATAACATATATTTTAAAATCTGAGTCAGGTGTCAGTCTTAAAGCATCAGGATGGAAACTTATCGGTGAAGCAGGAGGTGGGAGCTGGAATAAAAAATCTAGACCCAGAGTTGATAAACATTCCACTCAGTTAAAATTAAAATTTGAAAAATCAATTTGACATGAAAGCAATAAACAAATACCTAATCATAGATCCGATAACTGAGGAGATGAAAACAGAGTCAGGGTTATTGATGACCTCTACTGACACGAAGCAGATTCGATACAAGAAGGCAAAGGTAGTGTCACCTGGTAGCGAGGTGAATGTAATCAAGGAGGGCGATGTAGTATACTACGATGGTCATGCTGGTCACACGATGCTATTGAACGAGCATCCATACACCATCATTCAGGAGCGTGACGTTGTTGTTGTCGAATAGATGCATTAATCTTCATAATATATTCCCGGTAGGCTCTATCATTATATCCAGCGTTTGATTTAAACATCGGCACATTTTCTGAGAACTCTTTACCATTGAGTTTGTCATAAACATTTGACACCATACGTTTACCTTTGAACGACAATTCATATAGTGCCTTTTCATTGTGCGTATGGTTTCTCCACTTGACAATCCAATCTCTAGAGAGTAGTGACTTGAATCTATTCTTATTCCAACCTACAAGTTTATTGAACTCATCGAACTGATCCTTATTAAATATTCCTTCGCTATAAAGAAAGAGCATCATATCTAGTTCACCTAATGTAATGTCATACTTATTGCGAGTCCAATACTTCACGACTCGCCAATACTTCATATAATCTCTAGGGGGTTCAGTTCTATCGTAGTTTTTTCTACGTCTTGTTTTATACTTAGCCATTAAATTTTATTTTACTAAATTTGTAACAAAGATAGTTAATATGGCTAAGAGTGGTAGAGTAAAGAAAAAAGGCAATAAGATTTGTCCTGCAGGAATTGCTTGGGCCAAGAGAACCTTTGACACCTATCCATCAGCATATGCTAATATGGCTGCAAGTAAATATTGCAAAGACCCAAATTACGCGAAGGGGGCAAAAAAGAAATAAAAATGGACGCAAAGAAACTAAAAACAATTTCAGCAGAGCTAAAGAAGGCATCTGCAATGCACAAAGGTCAGGCTGCAAAGATTGACAAAATGCTAAAATCTATGCACAGTAAATCTAAAAAGAAGAAATGAGCAAGATGGGAAGAGGCAACCGACCTAGAAAAGGAAACGGTAAGAAGAATAATAACCTAGGAATGCAAAGTGTTATACATGGATTGGATAATAATCCAAAAGTAACAGCGGCAGATCCTAAGGCAAAGTTTATCGCAAACAAAAATAAAAACAACTAATTATGCCAACAGTAAAGGTAAAAGGTAAAGGTAAAAGAGTATTCCCATACAATGCGGTGGGAAAAGCTCAAGCACATGAATATGCAAAAATGCATGGTGGTACTAAAAAAAATAATCCAGGTTACGGCATGGAGAAAAAAACTAAGTCTACTGGCTATTAATGGGCGAGTTAAAAAAGTGGCGTGATCAGAAGTGGGTTCGTATAGGAACTGACGGATCAATCAAGGGTGCTTGCGGTACAAGCAAGAATAAAAAGAACCCTGATAGATGCTTGCCATTAAAGAAGGCTCAGAGTATGACCAAGGCAGAGCGTGCGGCTACAGCTAAACGTAAAAAGAGATTTGGTCGTAAAGGTCAGCAGGTGGTGTCCAATACCCCTGCAGGCAAGGTCACAAAACAATACACCAGGTAATGGCTGATAAAAGTAGAATGAAGTGCAACAGGGTTGTCTCATCAGACAGACCCGGTAAGAAAAGAATGGTGAAAGCCTGTGAGGGTGGCAAGGAGAAACTTATTCACTTTGGTGCAAAAGGCTATGGTCACAACTATTCTGCTGCAGCTCGCAAATCATTCAAGGCACGCCACAAATGTGGCACTGCAAAATCAAAGCTCACTGCACGCTACTGGGCGTGTAAGAATCTATGGGCAGGGAAAGGTGGAAGCACTAAGTCATCACCAAAAAATCGTCAAGGAAAATATTAGTATATTTGTAAAAACATTTTAACAATGGCATATAAAAGAGATTTATCTAAACCGTTATCCCCTACCTTTGGTGACGACAAACCTAAAAAAAAGGTTAAGAGAAAGACAAAGGAGGTTGTAAACGTAAGAAAGCCTAAAAAGGACAGCTTTTCTATTACACAAAAAGGTGTTAAAAAAACTATTAAAAGAAAAGATGGTTCTGTAAAGAGAACTGTTTCTAAAACAAGGGGTAATTTAGGGGTGACACCTTCAACCGGTAAAGAGAATCAAAAAGTTCGAATCAATGACAAGATGGTTAGTGGGATACTGCCTGTCACCACTAAAGAAAAGAAAAAATACAAAAAGGACGGAACACTTAAAAAGTCTAAACGTACAGATAAAGAAGGAAGTGATTTCTATGACACTAAAACAACAACTAAAGTAAATAGAAAAGGTGATACTTCAAAAAAAGTTGTAAAGTCTAAAAGGCTTAAAAGTACAGGGACTGTTAGAAGTCAAATGGCGGCTGATAGACTGTCGGATAAATTAAAAAGAAAAGAACAAAGACCTGCGGTAAAAGCGAAAGCAAAAGCAGCACGAGCTGTAAATAAGTCTAAGCGGCAATCAGAAAGAACAAAATCAAAAGCAACGGCATCTCTTCAGAAGGCAGCAAGAAAGGCAGATAGATTGCAAAGAAAGGCAGATAGACCTGTAAAAAAAGCAGCAAGAAAAACAGATAGATTGGCTGATAAAAAGAAAAGAGTAGCAGCAAGAAAAGCTGCACCTAAAAAAAGAAGAGTAGTAACAAGAACAAAAAACAAATAAACTATGCAAGGGTATAACGCAAGACTCGATGAGTCATTAGGAGCAAAGAACGGAAAGAAGTCTCAGTCAATGAAGTCTCGTAGAGATGAGTCTAAGTCAATGTCTAAAAAAGATTACGGTCACGCTTACGGTGGAGATCACTCAATGTCTTATGAGCAGAAATGCATTCGTGATGGAAAAGTAAAAGAACATTTAAGCAAGCTTATTCGTAAGTAATGGGGAAGGCTTTAGTATGGTTAGGAAATAAAATCATTTCCTTTGGATTGAAATGTAAGAAGACTTGGAATAAGTTCCTTAGCAAGTTAATGTTTAAAAATGTATAGCAATGGCACACAACAGGGATTTTCCATTAGCACCTACCTTTGGTGATGATAAGAAAAAGAAGAAAAAAAAGAACGGTAAAAAAGTATATGGGATAACTCCAGGCATGAGTGCTGAGGAAAAAAGAAACTATCTTAAAAAGTTAAGTGGTTATAAAAAACAAAGAGCTAAAATAAATTATACCTCTTCTCCAATTGGTTCAGGAATGAAGCGAGGAGTTATTAAAAAAAATAATCCAAATAAACGAGATAGAGGATGGGGAGGCGCGGGAGCTTCTTGGTAAATTATAAAACAAATAGCAATGGCATACAAGCAGAAGCAAACATTTAGTCAGCCTAGTAGAGGTTTAGGTGACAGCATTGAAAAGTTTACCAAGGCCACAGGTATTAAAAAAATTGTAAATAAAGTTTCTCAAGCATTAGGAGTTGAAGACTGTGGGTGTGACGAGCGTAGAGATTCTTTGAATAGAGTATTTCCTTTTAAAAAATAAAAAAATGGCAAAAAGAGATTTAAGTAACCCATTATCACCATCCATATTTGATCCTAGAGATAGAAACAAAGATGGTGTGGTAGATGCAAAAGAGAAAGCATATGCTGCAAAAATGCAAAAGTTTAGAGCAGATAAAGGCAAGAGAGATGCCAAAGTAGCTGCTGCCGAGGCTCAAGATAAAATGTCATTGCGAGATAAGAAAATGGCTAATGCGAAGGCTAAAGCCGCTAGTAAAAAACTACCTTACCCAGGGATAAAATAAAAAAGAAATGGCGTATCAAAAATTACAAGCAGAAAGAGCAGCGGCAGTAACTCCTAGTGACACTGCAACCATACCTAGTGTATCAACAGCAGATGGCACTGGAAATAATGGATGTGTATTATACGTTGGTGTAGCAGGAGATGTTAAGGTACAAACTGTTGGTGGTGACGATGTAGTGTTTACAGGAATACTTGCAGGCAGTTTTATTCCGGTTCAAGTGCTAAAGGTATTTGCAACAGGAACTACAGCAACAAACATTGTTGCGTTGTGGTAAAATTCTATTTCACCACATCGGTGGATATAAAAATAAATTATGAAATAGTTAGAGATGGAAACGATTAGTGAGGATACAAAAATAAAACTTTCACCAAGGAACTTTATTTTTATTGCAGGGTTAATAGGAACTTTTGTAAGTATGTACTTCACTCTTCAGTCTCAGATCGAGGAAGCTAAGACATTACCTGCTCAAGACCAAGAGGTCAAGGAGGCAGTAATAAAAACCTCTAACGAGCTTACGTTCATTAAGGAGGAAATCACAGAGATTAAGGGACAACTTCAGATTATGGAAGAACGTCTCTATGAACTTCAATAATAAATTATGGCAAAGGTATGTAGATGCTGTGGTCAAGAAATCAAGAGCAATTCAAAATACCTTTGGATTCTTGATAATGGTCATGGAGGTATAATCAATGGCGTATATCAAACAGCCGGGAAGCGTAGCCCTATTTGGTCAGATGGTACTCAGCTCTTCGAGGGTGAGTTTAATCGATCTATTGTAGATAGGATTGCAAAGTATTGTGATAAAAATAATATCGAGTACATAAACTTGGTTGACACCAATGAGGATGTTCCACTATCCACAAGAGTCAAGATGGCAAACGAAGTTTATCGTGAGTCAGACAAGCCTTGTATATATGTAAGCATACACGCCAATGGATTTAGTGATGAGTCGGCAAATGGCTGGGAGGTATTTACTTCTCCGGGAGAAACACAGTCAGACCATATAGCAACAGTATTGTACAAAGAGGTTGAGAAAGAGTTTCCTAATTACAATATGCGTAAGGACACAAGTGATGGTGATGTGGACAAGGAGTCAAACTTCTATGTTCTTATACACACTGCTATGCCTGCTATACTATCTGAGAACTTTTTTATGACAAACGAGAGAGAGTGTAAGATACTTTTACTTAGTGAGGAAGGTAGAGATCGTATTGCAAAGGCTCACATTGAAATGATAAATAAAATCGAGAACGAATGAAAGAAATATTAACAAGACTATTTGGAAAAGGCTCAGGAGTTGTTGAGCAGGTCGGAGGGGTTGTAGACAAGTTCATTAGAACCAAAGATGAGAAAGCACAGTTTGAAAAGGAAATGGCAGAGATACTTATCAATGCTGAGGCTGATATGCAGAAGAATGTCACCGAGAGGTGGAGGACAGACATGACCTCAGATTCTTGGTTGTCAAAGAATGTTCGCCCATTGGTATTGATGTTCTTAATTTTCTGTACCATGTTACTTATTTTTATCGATGCAGGTAAGCTTGATTTTAAAGTTGAAGATAATTGGGTTAGTTTACTTGAGATACTTTTACTTACAGTTATAGCTGCATATTTTGGCGGCAGAACCATAGAGAAGACAAGAAAGAAATAATTCCTATCTTTGTTAAAATTAAATTAAATGACAAAATTAACTGACAATGAGTTGTCGCAGATTAAAGAATTAAATTCTGAGTTTGCAAAAAACAAATCAGCGATTGGAGATTTAGAACTTCAAAAGCGAAGTATTTTTGAGAGGATGGATGTTATCCAAAATGAGTTCTCAAAGGTAGAAAAGAAACTGATGAAAAAATATGGTGAAGATTCCGTTGTAAATTTACAAACAGGAGAGGTCACTAAAAAAGAATAACCATGGGTAAGATAAGTACATATGCAAATATAAGTCCGGTAACAATATCGGATAAAGTAATTGGAACAGATGTTGGGGGTTCTCCAGCAGATCAGACAAAGAACTTCTTAATAGGAGACATTCTTACTTTGTTCCAATCTAACATCACATTGCAGAATGTACTTGATGCTGGAAACACTGCAACTCAAAGTATAATTCTTTCAGGAGACATAACTCAATCTGGAGGAGCTGTTACATTAGGAGGTACTGTAAAAGATTTTAATGGTAACCTGGGTAACAATGGTGAGACGCTTGTATGTAATGCAAGTGGTCAACTTGTTTTTGGATCGGGACTTACTAATCAAAACCTAAGTCAAGTTTTAGCTGTAGGTAACACTGCAACGAACGATATAAATCTTACAGGTAATTTAAATCTTGTAGGGAATATTGTTCAGACGGGTAATGTTACTCAAACAGGAGACTATGCTTTGACAGGAAATATTACTATGATAGGCGATCCTGACATAACAGGTGATGTAACCCATTCAGGGAATTATCTATTTGAAGTTGGTCAGTTCACCTTTGAGGGGACATCTACAATTCTTTTACAGGGTGCAGTTAAAGATTCTACCAGTACATTAGGTTCTAATAGGCAAATTCTTGTTTCAGATGCAAGCGGAAAAGTTACTTGGCAGAACAATACGTCTACCGTAACTACAAGTCCTTTGACTACAATAAACTTGACTCTTTCAAATTCTGAAGGAGTTCTTGTTACAACAGCAGCTACAGCTACAGATGCAAGAATACCTACTAACGCAGGAACAGCTTTTATTATAGGAACTAAAATCACCATAATTCAAGAGGGCGCAGGACAAGTTACTATCACACCAACAGCAGGAGTTACTCTTTACTCTGAAGGCGGCAAGACCAAAACTACTGCTCAATACTCGGTGGCTCACGTTGTAAAAACAGCAACTGACACTTGGTATGCTTATGGAGACATAACAACATAAAAATGAAATGATACGAAAGGTTTCTATAGGATCAGATTATAAGGCCGCCATGCATTATGTGCTAGGTCAATCTGTCTTAGGAGGAAACTATACAATACATTTGATTCAGGTGGATGAGAAATTTGGAAACACAAAGATTTGGATAGAAGCAAACAATGAGGTTGTTCTTTGGAAGGAGTTCAGTTCATCGATGCCAATATCTATAGAGTACAATATAAATTTTTAATATAATGAAATCACCCCATTGCTTTATTGTAAAGCCAATTGGGGGTAGACGTTACGACAATCTAAAGAAAATAGGAGGTGTAGATTTTATAACCTCATCATCAAAAGAAGACCATACTGTTTCAAATAGATTTGCTGAAGTAATTGAAACGCCCCTAAGATATTCTGGAGACATTCAAGTTGGAGACACCTTAGTAGTTCACCACAATGCATTTAAGTTTTATAACGATATGCAAGGTAGAGAGCGAAGTGGTAGAAGTTTTTTTAAAGAAGATTTATTTTTAATTGACGAAGATCAATACTTTGCACATTCTCACAATGGAGTTTGGAAAAGCAGAGAAAAATATTGTTTTGTAAAACCTATACCCCCAAAAAAATACACAATAGATAAAGCCATAAAAGAAGAAGAGCTTGTTGGTGTGTTGAAGTATGGAAATAAATTTCTATCTTCAATGGGAGTAAACGAAGGAGACGAGATAGGATTTGTTCCTGATTCAGAGTATGAATTTAAAATTGATGGTGAAAAGTTGTACCGGATGTACAACCACGCAATATGTGTGAAGACATGAATGTAGATGAATTAAAAAAACAAATCATAGACGCTGGTGAAAGGGCGGTAAAGCAATTGATAAAAGTTGCTAAGGAAGATATTATAAAACCCGATCCCGATGATGAGCTTGCAGCAGATAGATTAAAGAATGCTGCTGCTACAAAAAAGTTAGCGATATTCGATGCGTTTGAAATACTCACAAGAATTGAAGGAGAACGAGAGTTGTTAAAGAAAGGAGTAGATAAAGTAGTGGACTCCAAACAAGGATTTGCAGAAAGACGAGCTAAATAGCATATATAAAGAGGTGTTCGATGTAATACCTACTACTGTTCTAAAGAATAAGAACAGATTAAAGTCTTGGCTCTATGGTTACAATCACAAATATGACATTGTCGTAATATCAAAGACTGGAGAGATAGGCCCGATATACAACATTAGTGGTCTGCTTGTAGCACTTCCAAAAGTTCCATCTAATCCAACATCAAGAAGCAAGGTAAAGGGTGACCAATATTGGGAGAGGCAAGACTATCCAAAGCAGTTGTCTAAAATAAAATCGATATTCCAATGGAATGAAATGCCTTCAGCATTTAAAAACTTATGGGTAGATTATATTGAGACAGAGTTTGATCGTAGAGAGTATGGTCATTGGTTTATGCGTAATGGTGAGCCTACTTATATCACTGGGTCTCATTATATGTATTTACAGTGGACAAAAATTGATGTGGGATATCCTGACTTCCGGGAAGCTAATAGAATCTTTTACATATTTTGGGAGGCGTGTAAGGCTGACCATAGATCATTTGGAATCTGTTATCTAAAGATAAGACGTTCAGGATTTTCATTTATGGCATCTGAAGAATGCACCAACATAGGTACTCTAGCAAAAGATGCTCGTATAGGCATCTTGTCTAAGACTGGAGCTGATGCTAAAAAAATGTTTACCGACAAGGTTGTTCCTATATCAAACAACTATCCATTCTTTTTTAAACCCATACAAGATGGTATGGACAAACCAAAAACTGAATTAGCATATAGAATACCAGCATCTAAGATTACAAAAAAGAATATGTCTACCATAGATGAAAATGATATGGAGGGACTAGACACAACTATTGACTGGAAGAATACTTCTGATAACAGTTATGATGGTGAGAAACTACAACTATTAATTCACGATGAGAGTGGTAAGTGGGATAAGCCTGATAATATATTAAACAATTGGCGTGTAACAAAAACTTGTTTAAGGTTGGGAAGCAAAGTTATTGGTAAGTGTATGATGGGTTCAACTTCAAATGCGTTAGACAAAGGGGGTGGCAACTTTAAAAGCCTATACAATGATTCCAATGTAAAAAATAGAAATGCCAACGGGCAAACCAAGAGTGGTCTATATAGTTTGTTTATTCCAATGGAATGGAATATGGAAGGATTTATAGACAAGTATGGTAATCCAGTATTAAAAACTCCCGAGAAACCTATTCAAGGTATTGATGATATGTTAATTGATATAGGTGCAATAGATTATTGGGAGAATGAGGTTGATTCTTTAAAGTCAGATCCTGATGCATTAAATGAATACTATCGTCAGTTTCCTAGAAATGAATCTCACGCATTCAGAGATGAGAGCAAGCAATCATTGTTTAATCTTACAAAGATATATGCTCAGATAGATTACAATGAAAGTTTAATAAAGCAGCAGTTCTTAACTAGAGGAACATTCAAGTGGTTAAATGGAGAGAAGGATACTAAAGTCGTGTGGACTCCTGACAATCGTGGCAGGTTTTTAGTCTCTTGGTTGCCTAGTGTAGGGTTACAAAACAACATTATAACAAAGGGTGGAAGAAAACTTCCGGGTAATGAACACATCGGTGCGTTTGGATGTGACTCCTATGATATATCCGGAACAGTTGGTGGTGGTGCTTCTAATGGTGCGCTTCATGGATTGACAAAGTTTCACATGGACGATGCTCCTACAAATGAGTTCTTCTTACAGTATATTGCTCGACCTCAGACTGCTGAGATATTTTTTGAAGAAGTATTAATGGCCTGTATCTTTTATGGTATGCCTATACTTGTAGAGAACAACAAGCCTAGGCTATTATATCATTTTAAAAACAGAGGGTATAGAGGATTTAGTATCAATAGGCCAGACAAACATATATCTAAGCTTTCAAAAACAGAAAAAGAATTAGGAGGTATACCAAACTCTAGTGAAGATGTAAAGCAGGCTCACGCCACAGCTATAGAGTCTTACATTGAGAAGTATGTCGGAATAGATATGGAGTCAACGTATAGGGATTCAGATGAAATGGGGTCTATGTATTTTACTAGGACGTTAGAGGATTGGGCAAAGTTTAACATAAACAATAGAACAAAGTTTGATGCCACAATAAGTTCGGGGTTGGCGATTATGGCGTGTCAAAAACATATATACACACCACAAAAATCAGAGTCAAAAATAAGTATTAACTTTGCAAGGTATAGTAACACAGGTTCTATAAGTGAATTAAGGAAGTAAATGAGAGAGGTAACGATAAACATATCGCCTACAGGATTCCCAAGCCAGTTTGTTTCAGACGCTGAAAAGAAAACCGATGAGTTCGGTTTACAAATTGGTCAAGCCATTCAGTACGAGTGGTTTAAGAAAGATGGAACTAACTGTAGATTCTATAGCCAATGGGCAGAGTTTAATAGATTAAGATTGTATGCGAGAGGAGAACAATCCATCGCAAAGTATAAGAATGAAATTGCCATCGATGGTGATTTGTCTTATATTAATTTAGACTGGACACCGGTTCCTATACTTCCAAAATTTGTAGACATTGTTGTGAATGGAATGTCAGATAGACTATTCCATGTTCGTGCATATTCTCAAGATGCCTTATCGGCAGAAAAGCGTTCACAATATCAAGACATGATTGAGGCAGATATGGTTGCCCGTCCTGTACTAGAACAAATAAGTAAAGACTTTGGGGTTGATCCTTTTATGACCGATCCACAAGAGCTTCCAACTAATGACCAAGAACTGTCATTATATATGCAACTGAATTATAAACCAGGTATAGAAATAGCAGAAGAAGAAGCTATCAATACTGTGTTAGAGGAGAATCATTATCAAGATGTTCGTAAGAGAGTTGACTATGACCTTACAGTACTTGGTATAGGATGTACCAAGCATCAGTTTTTACCTGGTCAAGGTATTCAAGTTGAATATGTAGACCCTGCTAATATTGTATATAGTTATACTGAAGACCCTCATTTTAAAGATTGTTTTTATTGGGGAGAAGTAAAGACTGTTCCAATCACAGAGCTGGTAAAGATTAATCCTGACATTACCAATGAGCAAATGAAAGAGGTTAGTAGTTATAGCCAATCATGGTATGACTATTACAATGTTGCTCAACAGTATCAGAACGATATATTCTATAGAGATTCTTGTACGTTATTATACTTCAACTATAAAACTACAAATACTTTTACTCACAAAAAGAAAAGGCTTGAGTCTGGTGGGTACAAGGTAATTGAAAAGGATGACCAATTTAATCCACCCGCTGAAATGATGGAAGAGGGTAGGTTTGAAAAGGTTGAAAAGAAGATAGAGGTTTGGTACGAGGGTATCATGGTGATGGGTACAAATATAATATTGAGGTGGGAGATGATGGAGAATATGGTTCGTCCAAAGTCTGCTAGTCAATATGCTATGCCTAGCTATGTGGCGTGCGCCCCTAGAATGTACAAAGGAAATATTGAATCATTGGTTAGGAGGATGATTCCTTTTGCCGACCTTATTCAAATTACACATTTAAAACTTCAACAGGTAGTTTCTAAAATTGTACCCGATGGAGTGTTTATAGATGCAGATGGCCTTAATGAAGTAGACCTTGGAACAGGTCAAGCCTATAATCCTGAAGATGCACTCAGAATGTATTTTCAAACAGGTAGTGTTATTGGTAGGAGTTATACTCAAGATGGTGATTACAACCAAGCCAAAGTGCCTATCACTCAGCTTACTGCTAATTCAGGACAAGCTAAAATGGGAGCATTGATTGGTAACTACAATCACTACTTAGATATGATTCGTTCAGTTACAGGATTGAATGAAGCAAGAGATGGCTCTACACCTGATCCAAATTCTTTAGTTGGTGTACAAAAGTTAGCCGCATTAAATTCTAATACTGCAACTAGACATATCTTAGATGCTAGTCTTTATATTACACGCACAATTGCCGAAGGACTTTCTTGTAGGATTTCTGATTTATTGGAGTATGCAGATTTTAAAGATGAGTTTGCAATGCAAATTGGGAAATATAATGTTGGTATACTAGATGAGATTAAAGATTTGTACATCTATGACTTCGGAGTATTTATCGATGTTGCACCTGATGAGGAGCAAAAGCAAAAGTTAGAAGAGAATATTCAGATGGCTTTATCTAAGGGGGATATAAACTTAGAAGACGCTATAGATATTCGTGAGCTTAGAAACATTAAGTTAGCAAATCAATTGTTAAAAGTTAAGCGTACACAAAAGGCTGAGAAGGATCAGCAGATGGCGATGCAACAACAGCAGCAACAAGCAGAGATTAATATGCAGTCACAACAGATGGCGGCACAAACTGCTATGCAAAAGTTAGAAGCAGAGACTCAGTCTAAGATGCAAATCAAACAAGCGGAGATTGCATTTGAGATTGATAAGATGCAGCAGGAAGCTCAATTGAAGTTTGCATTGATGGAGAAAGAATTTAACTTAAATATGCAGATTAAAGGTGTAGAACAAAGTGGATTGGCGGATAGAGAGATTCAGCGTGAAGATGCTAAGTCACAGCGTATTAGTCAGCAAAACACTCAGCAGTCTAAATTAATAGATCAGCGTAAAAAAGACTTACCGCCTATTGATTTTGAATCCAATGAAGATTCGTTAGATGGCTTTGACTTTGCTGAATTTAACCCTAGATAGGGATAAATTTTTTATTGTAACTTTGTAAAAATATAATTAAATGGAAATTAAAGTAAGAGCAGTAGAGGATCAAGGAGAAAAATCAGTTCAAGAAGTTGAACAAGAATTACTTCAAAAACATGAAGAGCAACTTGAAGGAGGTAATGGTAACGAATCAGGAAATGAATCAAGCCCTCCGAGTGCCGCCTCCACGCAAGAGCAAGAAAGTGTACAGCCGGAAGGCGAAGCACAAACTCAAGCCTCGGAGTTAAAAGAGGAAGACGTTCTTTCATATATAGGAAAAAGATATGGTAGAGAGATAACATCATTAGATGAACTCGCTGAGGCTCGCCAAGAGAATGAAGAGTTACCTGAAGATGTTGCTACCTATCTTAAATTTAAAAAAGAAACTGGTAGAGGTTTGAATGATTTTGTTAATGCTAACAAAAATTATGATGACCTTGAGCCAGACCAACTCTTAGCAGAGTATTATCGTCAGACTGAAAAGGAATTAGATGGTGAAGACATTAGTTACCTCATCAAAGATAAGTTTGGTTATGATGAAGAGTATGACGAAGATGATGTCATAAAGAAAAAAAATATCGCTAAGAAAAAGGAGCTTGCAAAAGCTAAAGATTTCTTTGAGGAATATAAGCAGAAATACTCCACTCGATTAGAGTCTAATCCTGAGTCGGCATCTGTGGAAAACCAAGAAGAATTTGATGCTTACAAGAAATATATAGATGATGCTAAGACGTATCAAGAGGAGCTAGAGAGAAAGTCAAAGTGGTTTGTAAATAAAACCGAGGAGGTGTTCAACGATGAATTCAAAGGTTTTGATTTCAAGATTGGAGAACAGCAAATAACATTCTCGCCTGGTGATAAGTCTGAGTTAAAGAAGAGTCAACTAGATGTAAACAACTTTATAAATAAGTTTCTAGATGAGTCGGGAATGATGAAGGATGCCAAAGGATATCATCGAGCATTATCGATTGCAATGAACCCTGAAAAGTTTGCTCAATTTTTTTATGAGCAAGGGAAAGCCGATACGGTTACGGAATCTGCAAAGAAGTCTAAGAATATAAACTTCAATTCTGTACGATCCACACCAGAGGTTTCCAATAAAGGGGGGACGCAAATTAAGGCACTTAGTTCGACATCGGGCCGAGGTCTTAAAATTAGATCGAAAAAAAACAATTAACAAAGTCCTCTGAATAAAATAGGAGGCATTTAAAAAAATGGCTGGAAGTTTAGTCGCTGGTGGCGTTGCGTTGCAACCATCAGCAGAACAGGTAGCATTGTCTACCAATTACATTACAAACTTTGACTTCTTGAATCAGTATCTTCCGGATACTTACGAGAAGGAGTTTGAGAGATATGGTAATCGTACCATCTCTGGATTTTTAAGAATGGTTGGCGCAGAGATGCCATCCAACTCTGACCTCATCAAATGGGCAGAACAAGGGCGTTTACATACTAAGTATGAGGATTGTACTTCTGCACAAGCTGCTGCATCAGATACAGCAACTATTACTGTACCTAACGCTCAGTTGAACCCAGGTACTGGTGGTCTTGCAATTCGTGTTGGTCAAACAGTTATGTTGTCTGACCAAACTGCTGCATCAACATTTTCCAACAAGGCAATTGTAACAGCGGTTGATAACACTGCAAGTCCTCGAACTTTTGATGTTGCTTATTACGAAGCAGGTGGTCAAACATTTGCGGCAGCAACAAATGTTACTGTTTGGATTTATGGTTCTGAATTTAAAAAAGGAACTGCTGGAATGTCAGGTTCATTAGAGGCTGATGACTTAATCCTTTCTAACAACCCTATTATCCTTAAAGACACATATGCTGTCAATGGTTCTGACATGGCTCAGATTGGATGGGTTGAAGTTACAACTGAGAATGGTGCAAATGGATACCTATGGTACTTGAAGTCTGAGCATGAAACAAGATTACGTTTCGATGATATGCTTGAGACTGCAATGATAGAAGCAGTTCCAGCAGAAGGTGGTGCAGCAGGTGGTGCAGCAAACCTTGGATTCTTAGGTTCTGAAGGTATTTTCCACGCAGTTGGTCAAAGAGGAAATGTTTGGAACGGTGGTTTCCCTGTAGCATTAGCAGATTTTGATGCTATCATTTCACGACTTGACAAGCAAGGTGCAATTGAAGAAAACGCAATCTTTTTAAATAGAGATTTCGGTTTTGCAATTGATGATATGCTTGCTGCTCAGAACTCTTATGGAGCAGGTGGTACATCTTTTGGATTGTTTGACAATGACGAAGAGATGGCACTTAACCTAGGATTCACAGGATTCCGAAGAGGTTACGACTTCTACAAAACGGATTGGAAATACTTGAACGACCCTACAATGCGTGGTGGTCTAGTGGCTGGAAAAATAAGCGGACTTTTAGTTCCTGCTGGTTCAACTAGCGTTTACGATCAAGTATTAGGAAAGAACGCAAAGCGTCCATTCCTTCACGTTCGTTACCGAGCTTCTCAGACTGAGGACAGACGATACAAAACTTGGATTACTGGTTCTGCTGGTGGTGCAAGAACATCTTCTCTAGATGCAATGGAAGTTAACTTCCTATCTGAGAGAGCTGTTTGTGTCATGGGAGCAAACAACTTTGTATTATTCCAAGGATAATATAAAACCAAATCAGGGGAGGTTCGCCTCCCCTTTTTTTTAACTTTAATTAAATCGAAATGAAAAAAAATAATACCACACCAAAAGACATGATATTTGTCTTAAATCAAAAAAACCCTCCGTTAACTTGGATGTTAAACTCTAGAAATACTTCAAGCAATCCTCTCATGCATTGGGATGGCTCTCAGAATAGAGCCTTGCGTTATGCAAAAAATCAAAAGTCTCCTTTTGAGGATGAGCAAGATGGCCAATTAGTATTAGAGCCTATTGTATTTCAAGATGGTTCTTTAGTTGTTCCAAAAACAAATCCAGCATTACAGCAATTTTTAATGTATCATCCCGGATTTAATAAATCATTTAGTTTATTAGACAACGAGAAAGATGCAAAAGAAGATGTTGAGATTTTAAGCATGGAGGTAGACGCTTTAATAAAAGCAAAAGAATTAAGTTTAGACATGATGCTTAGTATTGCACGAGTGCAGTTAGGTTTAAATGTAGATACGATTAGCACTGTTGAAATTAAAAGGGACGTTTTAGTTTACGCTAGAAACTATCCTGAAGACTTCTTGATTGCTATTCAAGATCCAAACCTTTCTGTCCAGGATACTATTGCTAGATGTTTTGACGAAACTATTCTTCGTTTACGCAACAAGAATAGAGATGTTTATATTAACCTTCCTAACAACAAGACAAAATTGTTGACACTTCCTATCGGTGAGGAAAAGAATTATGCGGTTGCAACGTTCTTAAAAACTGATGATGGCTTGCCAACTTTAAAAATGTTAGAGAAGCATTTAGAAAAAATAGAAGTGTAGTATGCAAATTTCAATATCCAATGCAATAGGTGGTGGCGGTGGCGCAAAGGGGGGTGGCACAGCACCTTTTGAAAACACAAAATCCACAAGGTTTGACGGTGTTGATGACTTCTGCGAGACATCAGCCAATTACTCCGAGTTAGATGGTAAAAACAAAGCAACGTTTAGTTTTTGGATTCAGCCACCTTCAACTATTGCAAACTTTAAAATTATTTCTTCTACTATTAAAAATAGCACCGCTTCTCATCATCAGTTTCAAATAATACTTACGACAAGCGCATTGATTCAGATTTCAATGCACTCAAGTAGTAAATACATTCGCGCCTCCTCAACGCCTTTAAATTTAAATGCTTGGAATCACGTTATGTATTGTATTGATACGTCTCAAGGCGTAGGGTCACAGAGGGGAAGAGTTTTCATAAATGGAGTAGACTCAACGTCAAGCACTACGGTTTCGGGAACATTTGCAACCTCCACAGGTGCTTTATATATTGGCGAAAATGAAAACGGATATTACAACCCTTTTGAGGGCGCCATTGATGAATTTGCGATATGGAGTGGCACAGACCAAAGAGCAAACGTATCTGAAATTTATGGAGGAGGTGTTGCAGTAGACCTTAATAATTTAGCAACTGCACCAAGTCCAACGACTTGGTATCGCATGGGAGATGGCGATACATTCCCGACCTTGCAAGATACAAACGGAAGCGCAGACTTAACGATGACAAATATGACAAGTGGTAATATAGTAACAGATGTACCAACATAAACTAAACATATGTCAAACTACTACCGATCCATATTAAACGTTCAAGGCTCGTCTTTTACTAACACAAAGAGCATACTATTAGATGGGGTTGATGACTTTGTA